TGGCACGAGCAAAAGTTGGATTGAGTGGTAAGAAGATTATCGAGTCAAAGCCGAAGAAGACTCGTCAGGGAACTTCGAAGAACACTTTGTATGCTGCTACGTCACGTAACGGTGCTAAGAAGCGTTATCGGGGTCAGGGTCGTTGATGACCGCATCTCCGAACAACGAAAGCGCCGAGCAAAACTAAATACTTGAAGAGATAGCAACCTCTCTAAAAGTTCTGGAAACAGACTTTAGAGAGGTTTTTTCAATGGGACTATTTCCAGTAGACAAAAGTGAAGAATTTATTGAAGAAGGTATGACACTGATCACCGAAACGGACAGTGATCGCCTTCTAGATGCCGCAGCAAGGCAGCGTAGATCCAAGATGAAGGAAGAACTATACCCACTTCCCGAGAACCGCCTAGAACGCCCTTGTGGAGGAGCGGGCGGATTTGACGATTTTGTAGAGCGTTGGCACGAGTGAATAAATAATAGCAGCCTATTGCTGTGTCTAAATGCCGACCTTTCAGACATTCAAAGACTTGAGTGTTACATTTAAGAAGCATCCTGTTACTGATGATTTAGTGACAGTAAAAGACAAGGCAGCTATCGTACAATCGATCACTGCCTTGCTTCTTACTAGGAAGGGTGAGAGACCATTTCAACCTCAACTTGGTTGCGGTATTCAGAATGTATTATTTGAACCTCTAGATTATGCTTCTGGTGCTATTATCAGATCAGAAATCATTGAGGTTCTGAATAAGTACGAACCAAGAATTGCTGTTGTTAGTGTAGTTTGTATTCCAGACTACAATGATAATGGTTATAATATTGAATTGAATTATAATATTATTGGCAGAAATGACGCCGCACCAATAGCAGTAGAATTCTTTCTAGAGCGTACACGATAATGCCTTATACTCAGGTTGCTAATTTAGATTTTGAAGATATTAAACTTGCTCTGAAAGAGTATCTCAGGGCACAGTCGGACTTCACTGACTATGATTTTGAAGGATCTGCGTTATCAACGTTGATCGACACACTCGCCTATAATACCTACTATACGGCGTTCAATACCAATATGGTAGTCAATGAACTATTCATTGATTCAGCGACCTTGAGGGACAACGTAGTAGCGATTGCGAAGCAATTAGGATACAGACCTAAGAGTATTACGTCTCCTACGGCATATATTTCCTTTACAGTTACATACAGCAATCCCACGACCGATACAGAACTCTTCTTGAAGAAGGGTACGGGGTTCATTGCTTCATATGATAACAACATCTATCAGTATGTTGTGACTGATGATGTCAAGGCACAAGTAGCAAATCAAACAGCAATTTTCACAGATGTTCCTATTAGAGAGGGAACACAGTTAGTCAATACATTCACTGTCAATAGTTCACTCAAGTCACAGAGGTTTGTACTTGACAATAGAAACATTGACACCAATACTATTAGAGTCAAGGTATTCCCAACTGGAGGTTCTTTCAGTGAACCATATCTTGTAGCAGACAACATCCTAGGAGTCGATGCCAATTCCAAGATTTTCTTCTTAGAAGAGATTGAGGATGAAAGATACGAATTGCTATTTGGTGATGGTGTTTTAGGTAAAAAACTTGACAATGGCGCAAGAATTGAAGTTTCATACCTAACTACTGCTGGACCAGAGTCAAATGGTGTTAGAACATTTGTATTCTCTGGTGTTATAGAAAATCCAGATGGTGTTTCTCCAAATTCTTTCAATGTTACTATCAATTCGACAGTAGCGTCATCTGGTGGAGAGGAAGTAGAATCTACTGCTAGAATCAAGTATAATGCCCCCAAGGCATATGGCACACAGGACCGCGCTGTAACCGCCCAGGACTACGCTTCAATCGTTCGTAGGGTATATCCTGCCACCAGCGACATCATCATCTTTGGAGGCGAAGATCAGGACCCTCCAGAGTATGGTAAAGTATTCATTGTATTGAAACCACAAGACGCTTCATACATTACTTCTTTGACAAAGCAAGAAATTATCGAAGAACTAGAAAAGTACGTTGTTGCTTCGGTAGAACCTGTTATTGTTGACCCATCTATTCTTTATGTTGAAGTACATAGCAAGATCTATTACAACCATGAGGTTACTGATCAAACTCCAGCACAAATTAGAGACAAAGTAATTGGTTCTGTTCAAGATTATATCGATACATCAGACACAGAAAAGTTCAACGGTAAATTTAGATACAGTAAATTCATTGGTGTAATTGATGATGCTGACCGCAGTATCAACTCTAACCTGACTGAAGTTACAATGAGAAAGGATTTCTATCCACAACTCAATTCTACATTCTATTATGAGATTTGTTTCCAGAACCAATTTGATGAGGATTGCGACGGTCCAACTCTTTCTACTACTGGTTTTAGGGTCACTGAATATCCTAACTTTGATGTCTATCTTGAAGATAGGGATGGCAAAATTGTCCTATATAGACTAGACACTATAACTGCTGAAAAAGTTGTCCTCGACAAGGAAGTTGGGGATATTGATTATGTAAAAGGTGAGTTGAGAATGTACAATTTGACTATCATCAAGGGTTCATTCTTTGATAATAGAATCTCAGTTAGAGTAAAACCCCTGTCTAATGATATCAAGGCACTCCGCGAGGTCTATCTTGATGTTGATGTAGCGAATTCAAGTTTCACCGCATATAAAGAGTAAGTAAATGCCCGCTGTAAAGACTAAGAGAATCTCTACTCTGATTGAGTCCCAGCTTCCTGAATTCATTTCTACTGAATATGAACTTTTTGCTAAGTTCGTTCAGAAGTATTATGAAGCACAGGAAGTCCAAGGCGGCACATTGGATATTATCAATAATATTCAAAAGTATGCGGACATTGACTACTACGAGAAAAATTTACTAAAGCAGAATGACATCCTTTCTGCTACAATCTCTGCTAGTGATACTACCATTGTTGTAAATGATGCGAGTTCATTTCCAGCAAAGAACGGTTACATCAGAATTGGCAATGAAATCATTTTCTACGCCACACGAACTGATACTGAGTTTCAAGAGTGTTCCAGAGGCGTTAGTGGTAATACAACTCTTGGAGACTTGTATTCTGCTTCTAATTTTGAGACTACGGAGGCAGCATCACACGTCTCTGGCGAAAAAGTATTCAACGTAAGCAACCTATTTCTCTATGCTCTGGTAAAGAACTTTGAGAATCAATATCTTGGTTCATTCCCAGAGAAGTATCTTCGTGGTGAAGTTGATAAGAGAACTCTTATCAAGAACATTAACAAGTTCTACAAGGCAAAGGGAACTGATAGTTCAATCAAGTTCATCTTCAATACCATCGTATCGCAAGATGTAACTAACAAACCAGAAGTATACAAACCAAAAGACTATACTTACAAAGCATCAAAGTCTGATTGGGTCAATGTATATGCCCTAAAAGTAAAAGTAATTTCTGGTGATCCAAAAGATCTTATTGGAAAGAAACTCATTCAGGAAGCAACTGATGAGTATGGTTATGTTTCTGCTACGGTTGACAATGTAAAACCAGAAGGAACTTTTGACGGCGAGCAGATTTGGAACATTATCCTCGCTTCAGAGACAGTTACAGGAGAATTTGCTGTCTCAACTAAGACTCGTTTGGAGAGAGATCTATCTCAAAATGATGGTGTTGGAAAGAGAGTTGATGTTTTCTCCACAATCGGATGGGGCAAAACTGGATCAATCCTTATTGGAGAAGAAGTAATTCAATTTACTGATAAGAACGTAACTCAATTTATTATCTCAAAAAGAGGTAACACAACTTATAACCACCAAGAAGGGGCGTCGGTATACAAACCAGTCATTATTTCTGGTTCTAACGTAAGTCTTCTAACTCTTGGTGTAGTATACAATCTTGAAATTACAGATCCACAACCATATTCATTCACCGAAGATACTATTCAAGTATCAAATCCTGGATTTGAAACTCCAGATCCAAAAATTGTCAGGACTGGAACAAACCAAACAAGATGGATTTTGAATCAGAATCTACCTATCAATGCTCCAACTCTACCAACAGTTGTAACACAACTAGGTCAGACTTCAACTGATGTGTCGGCAATTTTTGCTGATGATCAATATTACTATATCACATCATCTAGTTATCCATCACACAAGATCTTAGACGGTTCTACAGTAACAGAAGAAGTAAAGGATCAAAAACTTCTTCGTATTATCAGGCAGCAAGCGACTAGAACTACA